TCATTGACTAACATGATGGTGTCATTGAACGGAGCCATACATTTGTTGATAATGAATGGCACATACTTCTTTTCCCACATAGGATCATCTGAGTCCATCAGATTCTCCTTTGTGACATTGATTGAGTTAAGATAATCTTTTAGTTCATAACTCATTTGAACTTCACCTGTGTCATAACCTCAATCATAAATGCAAGCATGTTGATTTCTTGGTCTGCCACAAATGCAGATTTGTATTGATAATCTGCAACAGACAATACCAAGTGAGGAACAGTTGAAGGTTCGATTTCGTCATAGAGTGTGTCGTAGATTTTACGATACACTTGTGCTGGATCATTGTCCATGTTGTTTGCAACCCATTTACGAATTGCCTTGAAGTCCTTCTCTTTGAGAAAACTAGTCAAGTCCTTCATATTTGTTTCAGAAACATTTACAAGGATACCAGAGTCAATCATTCCAGAGGCAGAGTAACGTTGGAGTTCATTTAGAACACGTCTCCAATCTGGAAAGTGTTTCTCCACAACACCCGCCACTGCCTTTGGTTCAAACTGCACCTTCTCATCTGTTAAGATTTGGTTTACACGTTTGAAGAACTGTCCAGCCAGTTTTGGTTTGTCACTGTTTGGAATCTTGAATTCCACAACAGAACAACGAGAGTGAAGAGGGTCAATGATACGGTTCTTAAAGTTACATGTTAGAATGAAACCACAGTTCTTGTGGAACTCTTCCATGAAACCACGCAACGCTGGTTGTGTAGATTGTGGGTTGAGATAGTCTGCCTCATCTAGAATTACGAACTTGCGTTTACCATCCATAGAGACAGTAGACGCAAAGTTCTTAATCTTGTTTCGGAGAACATCAATACCCGATTCTTCTGAACCGTTAATCATCATGTAGGTTGCACCAATCTCATCTAGCATTGCTTTTGCAACAGTGGTTTTACCTACACCTGGCCCTCCAGACAAAAGTAGATTTGGAATGTATTCTTCATCCACAAAAGTCTGGAAGGTTTTCTTCAAGTCATCAGTGAGGATTGTATCACTGATTTTAGATGGGCGATATTTCTCTACCCATAGTATCACATCATTCATTATATAGCTCCTAATTTGTTTCACATAGTATACATTGTTTCATATTTGAAACGATTTGTGAAACGTATTTTATGAGGCCTCAAGGGCAATAAAGTATTCGATAGACTTGTTCACATTTGTGAAATGCGAAATGCCCTTAGCCGATACTTCTACCTTGTAGTCTCCAGCAAGGAGTTTAAGGTTTTCTACCTTAAAGAAATATGTGAAATCAGATGATGCATTCTCACCCACCTTGATTGCAAAGTCGTTTGATGTGTCGTTCTTACGGTCAGTTACGGTAAGAACAATGTCTCCACCAGTTGTTCCCTTTAGGACAACATCAGGCACACCAAGAACGGCAGATGCCTTCTGGATTTGGTTGAAGGTGTCTTGTGTAAAGGTAAACTCTACATCCACAGAAGGCATTGTGATTTCTGTCTTTGGTGCAGTCACCACAGAAGGGTCACTAAAGAAGTAGTTCACTGAACTACCACCACCTTCTTCTTTCAACTTCACGGCCTTGTCACCAAAGTCGAGAGTTGGTTTCTTGAACAACGAGAGCGCAGACAAGAATTCATTCAAGTCATAAATCGCAAACTCATTGTCAAATGTATCTGGGATAGTTGCTTTTGCAACAATGTTCTTCATTGCAGACATTGTGTTAATCACGTTGCCATTTTTAACCAGAAGGTTCTGGTTGATTGTTGAGAAGTTCTTCAGAACGTCACGAGTATCATTACTAAGATTCATTATTTGTTCTCCATAGAATCATGATTATGCAGAGCCATTATACCATAATGGATCACCTTAAGCAAGTCCTTTCGGTTCCTGCCATCTTTCTTTCCGTATCGTTGACTATATTTCAGAATATTGCCAATACAGAAACCTTCGCCATGGCCCGAGTCCATGATGAATTCTGTTGCTTGAAATTTGTTTTGGGAGTAGTGTTCGCCATACGTTGCATCAATGTATTCAGCGAGTTCTTTGAGAATACGATCCTCAGAGTATTTGTAGTCGATATTTTTCACATTCACATCCTGTATTTTTCATCAGTAACATAATATAACATAAAAGATCGCCTCTGTCAAGAAGCGAAAGTGGTAGTTTTTGGGGGGAACTACCAAACCCTAGATTATGACACAGAGTAGGTTTTTGTGTCATTTTAGACGGCTTACGAACTGCGTCTACTATTATATATAAGGGAAGAGAGGGTCATTTCAACCCTCTCTCCAACTTTTTTATGCAGCCTCGGCGTATTCCAATGCCTTGTCCAGTGCATTCAACTTAACCTTGCGGTTACGTCCATACCATGCAGACTGTAGGCGAGAATCACCTTCACGACCCTGTAAGTGGTCAGTCATGTAAGTGACTGCATTAAACGCCTGCCACCAAGAACCCTCGGCGAAATTAGCGCCAGGTTGAGTCTCCAACTGTTCCATTGCAATTTTCGCATTGCGAGATGTGAATGGAATCACGTTATCAACCTTCTCCTTAGCAGGCGCACCAAATACCTCATTGAAGTATTGGATTACGTTTTCTCCAGTAGCACGTTTGCCACCCAAGAATTCTGCCATTGACTTGTATTGCTCCATCTTCTCACGAGCAATACCCATCTGTTCCTTCACCATGTTAGGATCAAATTCCTTACGGTGATTGACAGTTACCATCTGGTCTGAATTCATATTCAGAGACAGTGTAAGAGTGTTGTTACATACCACACGAATTGGTGTCATACGAATATTGATAGACTTACCAAACTGGTGTGGATTGGTGAACAGGAAGTAGTTATCTGTAACGTCACCTTTGAACAACTCAAAAGACTCTTTAGTTTTTGCAAGAGCCCAAACCATTTGTCCATTCTTCAATGAACCAGCAGTGTGCATTTCCATGTCACCCGCCATCACATACTCATGGAAGAACTCAAACGCTTCAGAGTTCTGGACAGGGTTCCACCCCTTACCAACAACATCTAGAACCGAACCATCAGAAGAACGAACCAACGCCTGTTTGCCTGGCACAACGATACCAGATTCAGTTGTCATGTTCTCTTTTGTTACTGTCCAATCAAGTCCAGCAGTAGTCATAAATTGGTCTGGAGTCAAGTCAGCAGGGACTTTCTTACCTAAACCATGCCATGGAACCTCACCGACATACGCCATTTGAGCTTCACCGTTCACAATCTCAAGTTCATGAGCCATAATATAATCTCCGTTTTCTCAGTTTCTATATACAGTATAGTGTGTTTTCACAACAAAGTCAAGATGTTTTTGAAACATTTTTGAATAAATCTTTCGCACTAACGAAAGAACCATCTTCCAACTGGAATGTCAAGTCAGGCATTGCACCATAACCAACCATGCGTTCTACAACCTTCTGGCCATTGATTTCAGTCGCAGTCCAGATATCATTCATGAATTCATTAAGTGACATAACAGTTCCTTTTCTCAACTTACATATACAGTATAGTTGTTCTGAAAACAAAAGTCAAGCACTTTCTGGCAATTTTTTCATCTTTTTCTTAGCTTTTTTCCACGCCATCTCCAACTTGAGTTTGGATGCAAGTTGAGTGAAATTGCGTCCCTGCATATGATCATACTCATGTTGGAACACACGGGCAGTCAATCCAGTAAATGCACCCTCTTGGGTATTACCATCAATGTCTGTGTATGTGAACTTGATAGACTTTGGACGTTTGAGATTGAGGAATAGGAAAGGATAACTCAGACACCCTTCAGAGAACATCATAGAATCATCAGACTCCCATGTAATCTTTGGGTTGAGGAAGAGTGTAACATCTTTCTTTTCTAGATTGGTATACATGACAAAGGCACGAATAGGAAGTCCACATTGATTTGCAGACAGTCCAATCCCACCTGTGGCGGCCATCGTGCCCTTTAGGTTATCAAATAATTCTTGAAGTGTCAAGTCATATTTTTCTTTGATTTCTTCAGCAGAAGTTTCTGGAAGTTCTACCATCAGAGATGGTGAGTCGGCGGGTATCAATTTATAAATCATTGTGCAATCCTTGAGAAATTTTTCACCTTTTCAAATTTAAGTATAGATCGGAACTTGTCATACAGAGTATCGCCTTTGTGTGAGATAACGAAAACATTCTGGTCATGGAATGTATTCAAAATCTTTAAGAAGTCATCTGTTCCTGTTCCATCCAACGAACTATCAAAAATCTCATCCAAGATAAGAAGATTGGTGTTTGTTGAATTCTTCATCTTAGCAATGGCTCTCCAAGTGAACAAGAGTGCCAAATCAATTCGCATCTTTTCCCCTTCAGAGAATGATGCATAAGAGAACTCATCACGAAACCGTGATTTGATTGTTTCGTTGAAGTTCTCATC